CAAAATTTAGGGCTGTCTTTTATGGTCTATTGCGTTAACCATGAGAACAAATCGGGAACTTTTTTTATGATAGTAAGGTACATAGAGTCACACGCCATGCGTGTGTCCATAGAGGTAGAACAAAAAGGGAACACATAGGCTACACGGATAGAACATTGATGTACGTTCTGTGAAGTCTTAGCGAGCACGCTTGCGTGCGAGCTGAAAATCCTATAGATTAATGATAGTAGCTACAACTCAACTTGCTGTAAATAAATTATTTTACTGGGGAACTCAATAAACCTTTTTGGGCTTAGGGGTATGCCAGTGCCACCCCACCCTACCCCCTATTGTGAATACGCCGTTACCACAAAAAGTAAAAAAAAGGGTGTAAACCAGTATGGCCGCACCCTTAATAGTAAATATAAAGCCCCCCTCTAGGGGTAGTAAATATATTATACAAGTCACTTCAAATTTGTCAATAAAAAAATAAAAAAAATATTGACAGATTCTTGTAAAGCACTATAATAGGGTGTATGTATTTTTTATTTGGCAACATAGCACACACGCTTTAATTAACCATTAAGGCTATACGCCGTAAAAAATACACTTATTCCATTGGTGGTCTAGGGAACTCACCACGATAAACACGAGTTCCAACGATTTTACCCAATGGATTGCAATGTTTTCCATTGGTACCCTATACTTTAAACCACGGAGAACAAAATGACAACAAATGAAATGATTAGCGAATTAACAGAAACAGTAAAACACCTACAAAAAGACGTAGAGATATTAAAAAAAGATAAAGATTACCTGTATAGTAAGCTAGAAAAAGCTTATGATGACAGAATACAACTCCGTGCAGAAAATCGTAGACTTAAAAAACCTGCTATTATTAAAGCTATGGAAGTTTCTAATGAAGAAGAAGAATGTCTGGCCTGTTCAGCTTAAAAAACGACATAATAAAACAGAGTCAAGAGTTTTATAATGCTAAATCTAAAGAAGATAAGCAAAAAATACGAGAAAGTTTACAAAAAACTTTTAAAAAAGCACATAAATTTAGACATAGTCCAATGATTGACTATAAATCTATAGAAAAAATGATAAAAAATATAATTTAAATAAGGAAACCACATATGTACGGAAGATTAGGAAAAAAAACTACTAAAAAAATGGCAGGAATGAAGAAAAGACTTGGTAAAGGTGGTACGCCTAAAGCTAAATCTGCAATGATGAAGATGAAAGCTGATAAAAAAGCTAAAAAATCTAAATCTATGTATGCCAACTAGAAATTATAAAAAAGAATACGCTAATTACCATTCAAAACCTACTCAAAAGAAAAGAAGAGCAGGTAGAAATAAGGCAAATCGTCTAAAAGGTAAGAATGGTATGGATGTTCATCATAAAGATGGCAATCCTTTGAACAACTCCCGAAAAAACCTTGCGGTTACATCAAAGAAAGCTAATAGGTCTTTTGCAAGAAATAAAAAAGCAGGAAAAAAATGATATTTGAAAAAGCAATATACACAGAAAGAGATGGATGGCATCTAAGACCAGAGCCTACAGATTGTGGTACATGCAAAACATGTGGTCATACTTGTCATTGTTCAAATGGTGGGTCATGTTGTGGTGGCGAGTGTCAATGTAATTGCTGTGAACACGATGGCTAAAAAGAAAAGCAAATCAACAGTTAACAAAGCAGGTAATTATACAAAACCTGGAATGCGTAAAAAGATTTTTAATCGTATCAAAGCTCAAGCTAGTCATGGAACTGGTGCGGGCAAATGGTCGGCAAGAAAAGCCCAGGCATTGGCCAAGGCTTATAAGAAAGCAGGTGGAGGATATAAATAATGCCAAGAACACTATCAAGTAAGCAGAAAAAAATAGCAAGAGTAGCATCACCAAGAAATAAAATAACTGGTGCTGACTTTAAAGCATTAAGAAAAAACAAAAGTAAAAATGGCACTAGCAAAAAGTCAAAGAAGCCTTAAGGCTTGGGGCAAACAAAAATGGAGAACAAAGAGTGGTAAAAAAAGCTCTGTTACTGGTGAAAGATATCTTCCAGAAAAAGCTATCAAAGCTCTTACTCCTGCAGAGTATGCCGCTAGTACTAAAGCTAAAAGAAAAGCTAAAAAAGCAGGTAAACAAGTTTCTAAACAACCAAAGCGAATAGCAAAAAAAACAAGAGCATATAGAAAATTTTCGTGAAACGAACAATAACCCAAGACATAATATCTTGGTCTAAAAATTTTCTTGAAAAGCCAAACAAGGATTTAGGCGGTAAACCAGTATGTCCTTTTGCTAAAAAAACAAGAAAAGAAAATAAACTACGAATAGTTGAAACAAAAGAATCAGAAGATTTTTTAAATAAACTAGTTGATGAATGTAAATCATTTGGTGACAATGATGTAGTTATTGTTGCTTGTGATGACATGACAATAACATCAGATGAACTTAATAATTATGTTCATGCCTTAAATAAAGTTTTTGTAAGGGATGATGTATACTTAATAGCAAGTTATCCCGATGATGAAGTTATAGAGTTTCTTGAAAGTGATGACTTTGAACCAGACAATAATTTTTACATGGTTCTAATTCAAAGCTATCAGAAGCTTGAAGATGGTAGTTCATCTTTAAGCAAAACAAACTATTACGAACATTGGTCAGATGAATATTATGCTGACACTGTGCTTGTAAGAAAACAATATGGAGATATTCATGGCAGGAATGAAAAAAAGAGCTAAAAAAACTAATGGCAAAATGATGATGGGTGCTAAAAAAATGCCTATGGCTAAAGGTAAAAAAGGCATGAAAAAAAGAGCTAAAAAGAAATAGTGCTAGATAGTCAAAAAAGAAAAATTAAAAAAGTGATAAAGGGCTTATCAAAAGCATCTAAGTCACATAAAAAACAGGCTAATACACTAAAAAAAACTTTAAATGGCAGACCCAAAAAAAGGAACGGGTAAAAAACCCCCAGGCAGTGGTCGTAGATTATATACTGACGAAAATCCAAAAGATACAGTTAGGATAAAATTTGCAACAGAAGCTGATGCTAGAGCAACAGTAGCAAAGGTTAAAAAGATAAAAAAACCATTTGCAAGAAAGATACAAATCTTAACTGTTGGAGAACAGCGAGCTAAAGTTATGGGTAAAACCGCAGTTGCTAATATATTTAAAAAGGGAAAAGAAAGTATAAGGAATGCGAAAAGAACATAAAAGCAAGACTGGTGGATTAACTGCGGCAGGTAGAAAGTACTTTAAAAAAAAAGAAGGTGCTAACTTAAAGCCTCCAGTAAAATCAGGAGTCAATCCACGCCGAGTTTCTTTTGCCGCCAGATTTGCGGGAATGAAGGGCCCTATGAAAGATGAAAAGGGCCGCCCGACCAGGAAGGCACTGGCCCTCCGCAAATGGGGATTTCGTAGTGAAGAATCTGCTCGTAACTTTGCTAAAAGACATAAGAAGAAAAAATAATGGCTAGACGAGGATTGTATGCAAACATCCATGCTAAAAGAAAGCGTGGAGAAAGAATGAGAAAGAAAGGTGAGAAAGGTGCACCTACAGCTTCACAATTTAAAAGAGCTAAACAAACTGTAAGAAAAAAATAATGCCACTATACGAATATGAAAATAAAAAAACAGGAGAAAGATTTACAGAACATCTTCCAATACATAAAAGAAACAATCCGTGTAGGTCTCCTTTTATTAGAAGAGTTATTACTGCTCCTAACTTATCTATTATATCAGATGTGGGTGGAAAAGAAGATAAAGCCAGAGAACAAATATTACAAGCGGCAGAAGATGGGTACAAAGAACGAGAGATAAAAGAAGAATTAGGTATAAAGAAAAATCCAGATTGGGTAAAAGAAAAAAGAATAAAAAAGAAACAAAAGAGGCAATGGCTGTAAATGCTACCAAGTAAAAAAGAAAATAAAGAATTAACAGAACAACAACAAAAATTTATTGATGCTTTATTTGGAGAAGCAAATGGAAGTCCAAAGAGAGCAGGAGAGATAGCAGGTTATTCACCATTTTCATATAGTAAAGTTGTTAAATCTTTAAAAGATGAAATACTAGAAAGAGCAGAATATTCTTTAGCATTTAATTCTGCAAAAGCTGTAAAAGGATTGGTAAATGCTTTAGATGATGATGGAACTACTCCAGGAGCTAATATACGCATGGAAGCGGCAAAACAAATTTTAGATAGAACTGGTCTTGTTAAAAAAGAAAAGATTGACATTACTGGAAAAATGGCTCACGGAATATTTATATTACCACCTAAAGATGGAACTAATCAAGCGTAAAGCAAGAACAATACCTTTCGGATATAAGTTAGCAGAGGATACAAAGTATTTAGAACCTATACCCGAAGAGTTAGAAGCTCTAGAACAAGCTATGAAATATTTAGAAAGCTGTTCATATAGAGAAGTGGCTAATTGGTTAAAAGCAAAAACTAAAAGACCAATCAGTCATGTAGGATTAAAAAAAATATTTGATAAATGGAAGAACTTAAACCACCAAAGCCAAAAGCAAACCTCGGAAGAAAACGAGGTAAGCCTCAAGGAACAAGAAACTTTAGCAGTGCAGTAAAAGCAAAAATATCTGCACAAAGAACTTTAAGAGAGCAAAATAAAAAAATAATAAAAGCTCAAACAGAGTTTCATAATGCTAAAAAGAAAAAAGAAAATTTATTAAAAGCAGACGATGCATTAAAAGGTAAAGAATCTACAGTATTAACAACAAACGATGTAGAAACTCTTACACCAAAAGTTCAAGAACACATAAATGAAAATGTTGTATTTAAACCAAACGATGGCCCACAAACAACATTTTTAGCGGCATCTGAAAGAGAAGTATTTTATGGTGGAGCAAGAGGTGGTGGTAAATCATATGCCATGCTTATTGACCCACTTCGATATTGTGATAAACAACATCATAGAGCATTATTAATTAGACGTTCTATGCCAGAACTTAGAGATATGATTAATCATTCTCAACGTTTATATTCACAAGCATTTCCAAATGCTAAATGGAGAGAGCAAGAAAAAGAATGGCGATTTCCATCTGGAGCTAGAATTGAATTTGGTTATGCAGAAAATTTAACAGACGTTCTTCGTTATCAAGGACAGTCTTATACTTGGATAGGTATAGATGAGTTACCTCAATATCCTACTCCAGAAATATACAACTTTTTACGTTCCTCCCTAAGAAGTGTAGACCCAGAGATACCTGTGTTCATGAGAGCTACAGGCAATCCAGGTAACGTAGGTTCTGGATGGGTTAAAGAAATGTTTATTGACCCAACAGACCCAGGCAAACCCTTTGACGTAGTAGTAGATACTGTAGCAGGACAAAGAAAAATTACAAGAAGATTTATACCTGCTAAGTTACAAGATAATCCTTATCTAATGCAAACAGATGATTATCTTATTATGTTGTCATCTTTACCAGAAGTACAACGTAAACAATTTTTAGATGGAGATTGGAGTGCATTTGAAAACTCTGCTTTTCCAGAGTTTGACCCAATAAAGCATGTTAGTGAACCTTTTGAAATACCTCGTAATTGGCATAGGTTTCGTACTTGTGACTGGGGTTATGCTTCTTATGCTTGTTGTTTATGGATTGCTATTGATTTTGATAACAACTTATGGGTATATAGAGAACTATACACACAAAGAGTAACTGCAGATATATTTGCACAAAAAGTTTTAGAAGCAGAAAGAAATGAGTATGTAAGATATGGAGTTCTTGATTCATCAACTTGGGCAAGACGAGGAGACGTAGGGCCTAGTATAGCTGAAACAATGATACAGCAAGGATGTAAATGGAGACCATCAGATAGGTCACCAAGAAGTCGAGTAAATGGTAAATTAGAATTACATAAACGTTTTTCCGTAAGTGAAAAAACTGGTGAGCCTGCTTTAAAAATTTTTAGTAATTGTAAAAATTTATTAAGAACTTTACCTTTACTTCCTGTAGATAGAAATAATCCAGAGGATGTAGATACAGATGTAGAAGACCATGCATATGATGCATTACGTTATGGTGCAATGTCAAGACCATTACATCCAAATGCATATAACAATGATACATATCTGCAAACACAAAAAGAAAAAATATTTAAACCTGCTGACCGAATATTTGGATACTAATGATACCAGAAAAAATTAAGATAGGTTATAAAGAATATAGGTTAGAAAAATGGAAACAAACTGTTGCTAGTGCAAATGAAGCACAAGGACAGTTTTTTGCAAAAGAAGGTATCATCGGATATACAGATGATGAAAAAGGAGTTTCTCATGCTAACACATTGTTACATGAAATAATACACGCAATAGTGTATCAGTGGAATATAGATGTTGGAGAGAAAGAAGAAACTATAGTTAATGGTTTAACGAATGGTTTAACAACAGTCTTAGTAGATAATCCTAAATTAATAGATTATTTAAAAAAGAATATAAAGGAGGGCTAGATGCCACAACCAGTATTGACAAAATATAAACAAGGAGACCTTGGTGCGGATTATTCAAAAGATACTCCAGTTGGTGAAAAAATTGATATGTCCATACATGCTAATGATGAAACCAGACCAGATTCGTTTCCTAAACAACAAAAGAAAACAAAAGTAGACCCATCTTTTAATAGAATGGCTGATGAAAAAGATTACTAGGAGGTAATGATGAACATACTAAAAAAATATACTCAAGGTGAAGTTTCAGAAGTAGCTGATGGTGCACCTGCAAAAGAAAAGCCAGATGCAAGTATTTTAAAACAATACACGCAAGCTGAAGTTTCTGCTGTGCCAGATACACCACCTGCAAAAGAAAAGCCAGATGGAAGTATCCTAAAGAAGTATACTCAAGGTGAATTATCAGACGCACAAGAAGCAAAGTAAAAAATGGCTGATGACCAAATTATTGTTTTGGGTGATACCGAACAAGAAGATGCATATAATAGTTTAGCAGGTGTTATAAAAGCTAAATTCCAAGCATCTGAAAATGCTAGACAATTTGATGAAAAAAGATGGCTAAGAGCTTATCGTAACTATAGAGGTATCTATGGTAACGACATGGCATTTACAGAAAGTGAAAAGTCAAAAGTATTTGTTAAAATAACAAAAACAAAAGTCATGGCCGCTTATGGTCAAATTATCGAAGTATTATTTTCTAGTGGTAAATTTCCATTAGGTATCGACCCTACAGTTATGCCAGAGGATATTGCAGAATATGCTCATGTAGCTAAAGAATCACAACCTGCTGAAGAGCAAGAAGTGAGAAGTCCATATGGATTTCCTGGTGATGGTAATGATTTAGAACCAGGTGCTACATTTGATTCTATATTAGGTGGATTAAGAGAAGAGTATGGAAAAGCTAATTTTTCAGAAGGGCCTTCAAAAGATGGTAGGTCAGAACCTCAAATTAGTCCTGCAGAAATATCTGCAAAAAATATGGAAAGACTTATTCATGACCAATTAGGTGAATCAAGTGCTACATCTGTATTTAGACATTCATTATTTGAAATGGCTTTACTAGGCACAGGTATTGTTAAAGGGCCTTTTAGTTATGATAAACTTTCTCATAAATGGGAAAAAGATAGAGAGACAGGTACAAATGTTTACAATCCAAAAAGTAAATTAGTACCAAGAATAGAAGCAGTATCGTGTTGGGATTTTTATCCAGACCCAGATGCTGTTACAGTTGATGATGCAGATTATATAATAGAAAGACATAACTATACAAAAACTCAACTTAGAGATTTAATGAATAGGCCTTTCTTTAGAGCAGATGCTGTAAGAGAATGTCTAGCTATGGGGCCTAACTATGAAGCTCGTGGATATGAAAGTTCTTTATTAGATAGAGAAACAACTGATGAGTTTGATAAAAACAGATATGAAATTTTAGAGTTTTGGGGATACCTAGATAAAGAGTTAGCAGAACAAGCAGGTCTAGAAATAGACGATGATATGGATGAGTTAGATGAACTATCTGTAAACTGTTGGGTATGTAATGGAAAAATACTAAGATTAGTTATAAATCCATTTACTCCTGCAAGACTGCCTTACATGGTATGTCCATATGAAATAAATCCATATCAATTTTTTGGTGTAGGTATTCCAGAAAATATGGATGATGCACAAACAATTATGAATGGTCATGCAAGAATGGCTATTGATAATCTTGCCCTTGCAGGTAATCTAGTATTTGATGTCGATGAGACAATGCTAGTACCTGGGCAAGATATGAAAGTATTTCCAGGTAAAATATTTAGAAGACAAAGTGGTCAACCAGGACAATCAATACATGGTGTTAAGTTTCCAAATACAGCAAATGAAAACTTAATGATGTTTGATAGATTTAGACAGTTAGCTGATGAATCTACAGGTATACCATCTTACTCACATGGAACAACAGGCGTTCAATCTACAACTAGAACTGCCGCAGGTATGTCTATGTTAATGGGAGCGGCGGCTTTAAATATAAAAACAGTAGTAAAAAATATTGATGATTATTTATTACGACCACTAGGCGAATCTATGTTTGCTTGGAACATGCAGTTTAATGAAGATACCCCAGAGATAAGAGGAGACCTGGATGTGAAAGCACGAGGTACTTCATCATTAATGCAAAAAGAAGTAAGGTCTCAAAGATTGATGACTTTCTTACAAACTGCTTCTAATCAAAACCTTGCACCATTTGTAAAATGGCATTCTGTATTATCAGAGATTGCAAAGTCACTTGATATAGAACCAGAAAAATTAATTAACGACCCAGAACGGGCGGCAATATTTGCAAAAATAATGGGGATGGCAAATGGAAATCAACAAAATGAAGGCGATGGTCAACAGCCCAATGTGGCCCAATCTGGAGACGTACCTCCAGGAGCAAATCCAAATGACCCAACTGGCGTTGGAGGTGGCAACATCGGAGTTGGAGGTGTACCGCAAGCAGGGGAGACTGGCTTCACTCAGAGAGCTACTGGCACTCAAGGAACAACTTAATAAGAAAAAACAATGGTAACAGGAACAAACTTACAATTAACATACGATGAAAATACAGACTCTTGGAGTTATCAAAATGTAGATTATGAATATCCTGGAACTCCAGGAAATAGTTGGTCTGGATTTACATCACCAGACCCAGATTTTGAATATGTACCAGAGACACCAGATGCATCACAACCAGATACAGACCCATGTCCTGCAGGTTATATATATGATGAAACATTAAAACAATGTGTTCCAGACCCAGATTACAGAGCACCTTCATATTATGGTGAACCAGAAACTACTGGAGGTGGTAGTGATAATTTTGAAGATACAAATAAAATACCATCAAATCAAGTAAAAGATTTTTGGATATCAATGAAAGATAAAGTAATACCTGCAGGTCAACCAGGTGCAGGTATGACAGGATTACAAGCTTACATTCAAAACTTAGATGAAAGAGGTTTTACAAAAGTTGGTGATGATGGAAAATTATACTTTAAAAAAGATAATTTAGGTTCTGCTCTTGCAGGAGCGGCGTTATCAAGAATTGGTTTAGGTGGTGAGGTAGATGCAAAAACAAATCAAATTATAAAAGATTTATCACTGATGGGTGCAATAAATCAAGCAAACATTGTTTCAACAGGAGTTGATGCAGAAGGTAATTTAAATTTAGATTTAGCAGGTGATTTAGAAATTAGTAATCAAGCAAACGCATTTCCAACATATAACTATGATGGTAGACAAGGTGATTTTCTTGGTGTTACTGATACATCGGGTGTAACAGCTATGCCAGATTATGATATAGGCGGAAATATAGTATTAGGTTCTACTTGGACAAATTATATAAATAAACTATTTTCACCAACAAGTACAGATTCAACAACAGGATTTCAAAGTTCTACAGACACTTCTAATTTAGAAGATAGTACGTCTGATTTACTTGTTGAAGAAAAAATAAAAGAAGAAAAATTAAAACAAGAAGAAATAAAAACAGAAAAAGCAAGAAAAGAATTTGCAGAAATGCAAGAAACTGAAAAAGGTGACACTATTGTAGATAAAGATACAGGTGACACTTATACAAAAGTTACAGATAATCAAACTGGTGGCGGAGGTTCTCAAGGATTTACATTTACAACTCCAGACCCTAAACCAGTAACAACTAAAGATTATAAAATTCCAGGTGGGGGAACAGTTCAAGTAGGCCCACGAGCAGGAATTATGTCTCAAACACCAAGACAACGAACTGAAAGTTATTTTTCACAAGAACGTGGAGAAGACCAATCTAGATTTAAAAGAAGATAATAGGAGAAAAATATGCCACATGTACCAGGACACGAAGGAATGATGAGTAACCCTATGGGGCAAGAAGCTCCTATGGGTCAACCAATGCAACAACCAAACACTATGGGTAATAGAGAAGATGCAGTATTAGATATGCATTTAACCCCAGACGTAAAACAGGCTTTACAATCAAAAGGTATTGATATTGGGCCTGTAGCTGATAGAGGGCCAACAGAACCTGTAGTAGTAATACCAGTTTCAATAGTAATGCAAAGATATCCTGGAAGTAGTCCAGAAGAATCTATGCAACAATTTGTACAGGACATGACTGCAAATGCACAACCTCCTGCTACACCACAACCAGTTTCTGCTCCATCACCGATGGCAGGTCAGCCACCGATGGCGGCAGAAGCTCCAATGCCTTCACCAGAAGGTTTAGGAGCACCTAAAATGGATAGGCCACCTATGACACCTTAGTCATAGCCCCAATGCGACTCTAGGCCACCTGTTTTCCAACAGCACCAACAAAGGAGGATAAAATGGAAGAAGAAAATAAAGTTACTGAACAGGAAACTGAACAGGAACAAAAAACAGAGGCTCTTCTCGAGCCTAGACCTTACAAACGTAAGTCTGAACCAGAGGATACAGCTACCGACTCCAAAGACACTTCTTCAGAAGAAGAAGCCACTCAAGTAGAGGAACGCCCTGTAAACGCTGAAGAGAAAGTGTTTAAGAAAAGATATGACGACCTTAAACGCCACTACGATTCTACTGTAAACAAACACAAAGAAGAGACATCAAATCTTAAACGTCAGTTAGAAGAAAGTACACAACAGGCACTACCTAAGACTAAAGAAGAGATAGAAGCTTGGCGAAATAAATATCCAGATGTGTATGATGTTATACAAACTATAGCACAAACAAAAGCGGATGAAAAAGCTAAAACTGTAGAAACTAAATTAAAAGATTTAGAAGTTGCTCAAGCAAATGTCGCTAAAGATAAAGCTGAAGTTGAATTATCAAAACTTCATCCAGACTTTAACGAAATAAGAGCAGATGAAAAATTTCATGATTGGGTTTCAAAACAAGACTCTACTATTCAAGGGTGGTTATATGATAATACCTCTAATGCTACATTAGCAGGCCGTGCAATTGATTTATATAAAATGGATGCAGGGATTACTAAGTCTAAAAAAAATAGCATTAATAAAAAAGAGGCATCTAAGTCTGTTACTTCTACTTCTAAAAAAGACATTGAAGCAGGAGATAAAAAAGTTTGGAGTGTTCGTGAAATTGCAAAGTTAAAACCTCAAGAGTATATAAAATACGAAAAGGATATTGACCAAGCAAGATTAGAAGGTAGGATTCGTAATTAATCTTAACAGTCTATAGGAGGACTATTATGGCAATCTCAAAATCGGCGGGTTATGATAACCTACCATCGGGTAATTTTTTACCTATTATTTATAGCCAGAAAGTTCAAAAGTTCTTTAGAACTGCATCAGTAGTAGAAGATATTACTAACACTGATTATGCAGGGGAGATTGAAGCTTTCGGAGACACTGTTAACATAATTAAAGAGCCAACAATTAGCGTGGCATCTTACACTAGAGGTGGACAAATCAACATCCAAAATTTGGCTGATGACCAACTCCAACTCACTGTAGACCAAGCTAATGCGTTTGCTTTTAAAGTTGACGACATCGAAGAAAGACAATCTCATGTGAACTTTGAGGCTTTGGCTACTTCTTCTGGAGCATATGCTCTAAAAGATGCTTATGACGAAAACGTCATTGCGGCAATGTTTTCTGGTGCAGGAACAACTGTAGGTTCAGATGGTTCTGGAACTGACACAGGTTTCGGTACTTCAGAAACTGACCCAACAGATATTTTAGCAAACTCTGCTAAAAGATTACATGCGGCAGACGTACCAACAGACAACAGATGGTTCTTAGGAACTCCAGAGTTTTATGAACAGCTTGGACAAGCTAGTGCAAAACTAATGGATGCATCTGTTACTGGTGACGGAACATCACCATTAAGAAATGGTAGTGTTCTAGATGGTCAAGTTAATGGTTTTAGATTATATATGACCAATAACTTTGCGGCATCATCAACTTCTAACTATTTTAAAGTAATGTTTGGACACATGTCTTCAACTGCTACTGCTAATGCTATTGCAAAAACAGAAGTAGTAAGAGACCCAGACTCATTTGCTGATATAGTAAGAGGTTTACATGTGTTTGGTAGAAAAGTGCTTCGTACGGAAGCTCTTATCGCAAGACATTTACTAATAGATTAATAGGAGGATACACGAATGGCAACAGTAAGTAAAGTAACTGGTGGTACTGCAGGACATCCTTCTACTAGAAGGAAGCCTTATTGGGTTGAAAATACAGTTGATTTTTCACTGTTT